ACAGCAAAGTAAAATAGGTGATTACCTTGTCGCTTCGGGTCTGGGGACTATATACGCTAAATTGATCGCTCGGAAGGATCTTAAAGTCTACTTGATTTGCTGCCATACGATTGCAAAGGTACAAAACACCAATAGGCGGTCCTTGGACCACCTATTAGTAAGTTAGCTATTAATAGCTTTACTATGCAGGAATCTCAGCAGCCACTACCTCAACCTCTGGGGCTAGTGAGGCCGGTGACGCAGGAGCCGGCACCATCGCCCAAGCATCGTTGGCAAGGGTGTTCTCGTATGCAGATACCAAGACACGAACCTCATCTAATTGCATTAGTAGATTCGCCTCTTGCTGCTTTAATGCATCAAGCCGTTGTTGTAGGTGTTCCATCAGTAGGGTAATTCCCTGCTAATTTACGCTTCCGCTCCTTCTTCAGCAACAGGCTCCTCAACCACTACGGGCGTTGGAATCATTGCCCAAGCATCGTTGGCAAGGGTGCGGTAGTAGCCATCAACTCCCAATACCTCATCGGCAGCAGGGTCGTTAACTGCAAGCACGGTGCGCCAATAGGATGAAGCGATTACGGCTCCGTCTTTGGTAACGTCTGTTGTTTTGCGGACTTCAATAGTTCCGTCAAGTTTGACGTTGAATGCGCTGATGTAGATTACTTCTTCAATCATTTTGTTTAGTTATTAAGCGGTAAAGTATGTTACGTTTAGAATTATGCGCCCTGCGGCATCGTATGCAACGCTTGTTAAAGCACCACCGCCTGTGGGTATTTGAACAATATCAATTCTTGTTTGAGCACTTGCAATGTAAGCCATAGCATAGTTAAGTGCGGTCAACGTGATTCCGTCTAAATAGCCAATGGTTACTGCGGGATTAGCTAAAGTAGCATCAGCAAATGGAAGTCCTGCGATTGTTAAGTTTCCCGTTCCCGTTCCGCTTGAATATCCCAAATCTATTTGACAAGACACTTGCCTTCCTATTTTAGTGTATTTGCCTTCTTGAAAAGAATAAGTAGCCGTTCCTGCGGTGCTGCTTCCTGCAACAGTCGGAGTAAAAGTGCCTTCTTCGTAGTCATTAAGGGCGTTGGCTGCTGCGGTGTCCCCGTTGAAGGTTATACCTCCATCAGCGCGGACTCTCATACGTTCGGTGAGGGATGTGTCAACCGCTGCGGCTTTTGTAGCAAATATGATTGACCCCGCTGAGCCTGTACCATTATTTGCAGTAATGTTTCCTGAGATGGCTCCCCATCTACCTATGTTTGTGTCCCCTGTTCCAAACACCACCTCGCCACCATTGCCTGCCGTTGTTGAGTCAGCGAGCAGTAATAAGCGGTTATTTTTATTGCCTATCGTTGTTGCAGTAGTCGTGGTTGCGGTTAGTGTGATTGTTGGGCTTGCGGCAGAAACGGCAAGGATGCTTGCAGGCGCACTCGTGCCGATGCCTACGTTGCCTCCTTCAAGGATGCGCATACGCTCATTGTTCACGTTTTGCGTAGTTGTAGTGTTGAAGGCAAGGAAACCACCGAAACCCGAACCTCCCGCATCAAAACCGCCAACAATTCGCCCACGAGTATTATTGCCCACGCCACCCGCTGATGTGATAGCAATTTCACCCGTATTAGCAGCATTTGTAGATACAAATCTTGATACTGTAACATCCGTTGATTGTACCTCTAACTTTATGCTTGGCGTATTCAAACCAATACCTACCGCAGTAGTTGACAAAGCAAGAACCGAATCATTACCCAATCCATCAGATAAGAATTTAGCCGTACCGCTAATTGGCCCGTTGTCCGTAATTTTTACGAGACCATCATAGGTATCCTTAATCTCTAATCCTGTTAGTGCAGTTCCCATATCCTATTGTTTAAAAGCCCAGCGATAGCCGTAGCAAGTTTTGTTTTTATCTAAGCAAGCCTCTCCTATGTGGGAGTCGTTTTTCAAGCCTATACTATTTGCGGCACTAAAAATAGAGCCATACTCCGAAATGTAATTCCAATCGGTGTCGTACTGCACTACTGATCTTTTGTGTCTTGATTCCATCGTTGCAAAGATAGACTTAATTTCTTTTGGGTCTAAGGAATCCGGCGAGTAGGTAAACACTCGAGACGCACAACTCTTGTTCTTTCCAGACAAGTGTTTCTGAAGTGAGCCTTTGCTTATGTTATGGAACCTCGCGGCTTCTGAAGTTGATTTGAAGTGATTTAAAACATTGCAGTTTTCGTCAACCTCGTAGACATCTACAGACTTAGACATTGATATCTTAAGCCTTGACTCCTCGTTGAATTTGTATCCAAAGATTCCCTCTCCGCCTTCGGTGAGGTTCATAAGCGTAAATCCCCAGCTCTTAAACAGAGATATATAATGACGCTCCCAAAACGAAAACTCGGAGATTGGCACTAAATCAATCTGATGCACCTCTACCTCTAAGCCCTTGTCTATTTTTGAATTAATCCAATTATTCTTATATGTTGTCTTTTTCTTTTCCGCAATCTTATTCTTAGACTCTTGGATGTGCTCAGACAATCTTTTGGCTACGGGCTTTTTAGTTACACCTATGTATATCTTTTTGCTGTCGCCGCTGGAAATCATATAGATAGAACACATTTCCATTACGTATTCCAAGTATCTGTAGAGGTGTTCCAAATTTGGATACTGGTATTCCACACCACCTCAATGTATGTACTAAGGGTTTGCCCTAGTCTATTGAATAGCTGCATCCCAAGGCCAAGCATCTCTTAGGCTATGTATGCTAGCACTGAACCAGAGGCACAGGCTACGCTAGTGAATAAACCATAAACGGCAGTTCCAGCTAAAAGAGTTTGACTCGTTAGACCGTCACCATTTACCGAAACAAGAGTTATTGTTGAATCCTGAAGGGCATATACCACTCGGTATTCCTCACCCGCAACGGGGGTGAATGCGCTGGTTATCTTGCGAAATCCTTTCTGTCCAAACGCAGCAAGCTGGAAGTTGGGAGTGGATGTGATGTTACTGTAAGACACAATAGAAAGGTTAAAGGTTAAACGAAGAGTCTTATTTCCCTACAAAGATAGTTATTGATTTAATATGATATCTACGATATCCTCCTGACCCTCGAGGTCCTGCTTCTGTAACTCCGCACGGTCTCCCTTACGCTGGGCAATCAGTTTGCTTTGTGCAACTGCTTGCTCCTTAATGCGGTTATCCTTGCGGTCCTCAGCCTCTTGATCAGCACTTTGTCGTACGCCAGATTCAATCTGTTGCTCTTTGATTCCGTAGTCTCCTTGCAGTTGAGCTAACTGCATCTTAAGTCCATACTCTACCTGCAGCAGCTGAGCCTTAGCCTCAGCCTCTAGCTGAATCTTCTGAGCGTCCAACTGAGCCTTCAGTTGGTCCTCCTGCATCTTGGCTTGGCTTGTAACCTGAGCGACCTGTGCGTTGGCCTGAGCTTGGAACTGAGAGTTCTGCTGGGCCATCTCCTGACGAGCCTTCATACGCTTCTTACGGCGTACAATAAGCAGCCTCTCGGCTTGGTCGATGTCCCTGAGCTGACGGATAGCAATAGCATCCTCGATGTCAAGCTCACCCTGGGCAATAGACGCCTGGATGTTTTGCTCGAGGTACATACGGTCAATCTCGTTCATATCAGCGACAACCCTAACGCCGAAGTTGTACATAGGCAGATTAGAGAAGCTAGATAACACTGCCATATTCTCCCTGCCAATAGCCGTCTCGTAGGCCTTGTATAGGATAGACTTAGGAGGAAGTATCTGAAGACACTTCACGACGTCCTCACAGATCCTGCGATACAGCACAATCGCTGCATTGCTAATATCCCCAAGAGCATTGTTGCCTGCCGCCAGTTGCTGCTGGCGTACGCCAACAAGCTGGTCTCCCTTAGGGCTCGTTCCATCCATAACCTCGTTGATGCCCGTAGCATCACGAATCATACGCAGCGCGTGATTGTAGATGGTGATGAGCTCGTTGATGTTTCTGATGCCGTTCTCAAGGGGACGTATCGGTGGGTTCTGGAAGCTGCCGTCAGGATTCTTACTGCGATAGTAGAAGATACCCGTCTGCTCGTAGATGTCTTGAAGGTCCAAAGGCTGAAGCTCACCGCCACGTCCTAGCTGTACGTTCTCAAGTCCCTCGATGTCGATAATCAATCCATCGGGCTTAGCCTTAGCGATAGACTGCTGGAGCTTTAGGTGGGTGATCTGCAGCTGGTCGGCAAAGCCGATGATGCCGCTCACCATAGACTTAGGGATAGACTTGCGGATGTTGGTGGCCACAATGCTGTAGCTCATCCGGGTGCGGGTGAGGTCGTGAACATTTTTAGGAATGTTCTTCTTCAACCCGTAGTCGTAGATGTAGTCAGTCCCTAGGATGTAATTACCACCATACAGCGTCTGGTTCTGCATATAAACAGCCTCCCTATCATACACACTCTGCTGTGGGGCATTGTACTTGTGGCCCTTATAGTAGAAACCAATGTTTCCAAAACGAGACTCTTTCTTCTCGAAGATGATGTTGTCAACGCTAACGAACTCAAAGTCAAGGACTTCAATGGTGTACTCGTCATAGCCGTAGTAGTAGCGCTCCATACCTGGGTCGTATCCAGAGCCCATCAGTCGGCTAGAGTCATTGCCAAAGCGGTTCATAACCGTCCTTGCCATCTTCTCGTACTCGTCCTCGGTGAATTGGTTGCCTGCTGTGCGCTTAAGCTCTGAAATGCTCATACGCTTTACGTGGCCTGCGTAGGTTATATCCGTAAAGTTTGGGTCAGAGGTAAAGCTGTGGATGAAGAATGCTGGGTCTACATAGTCCTCAACGATTCCGTAGTTGGGGTCATTGCTACGCTTGGTGACAGCAATACCACAGGTGACGAGGTCTTCGACATTGCGCCTAAAAATGCGCTCGTCGAAGTCATTCCAGCTTAGCGTTAAGTTGATGCCAATCTGTGCAGCAATCTCTGCAGCGGTCTTGATGTTAGTCTCAAGGAAAATTTCGGTCTCCTCAGCGGTATCGGGAAGAGAGTCTGGGTCTACCTCGGTGCGAAGTCCTGAGTCCTTCGCCTCCTTTAGGATGTCCTTATTCTCGATGAATATCTTC